TCTTCCGCTCTTTTTCGGCCAGAACAAAAAAAATCTGGCGAAGAGGTCGAAATTGAGCCCGAAACGGCGTCATTTTTCGCCCTGGATCGGGTCGGATCATGAGCGATCCTGCACCGATGCTCCCGGGCTTCGAGGATCTGCAACCGGGTGAGACTCGGATGGAGCTCGCTGCGCGCCGGCAGATTGCCAAGCTTCGCGAAGACGGCCGTCTGACGGACGAGCACATCATCGTCGAGCAGATGATTCTCGACCTGTCGCGGGCTGTCGGGATATCCGCACAGAAGGGCCGAGCTGCCGGTGTCGCTCTCGCCGCCCGTGAGTTGCGCGAGGCGATCGCACTTCTGCCGAAGACGATGAGCGACGAGTTCGCCGATCTTCAGGCAGAGCTAGCTCGAGCAAACGGGAAGACGCAGTGAACCTGGCACTGTTCGACCTCGAGCCGGTCGGGTTCGAGTATGTTTTCGACCCACCTCTACGCATGCAGGTCGACATCGCGGATTGGACAGATGCCCACCGCTCCGAATGGAAGGCGTGGCACGCGGCGCTGCGATGCGCCGGCCCGTGCCGACGACTGCTGAGGAACGCACCCACATCCCATGCTTGCGGCGGTGCCAGGAGTGAAGGAAGTTTCAGCCTCTGCGACGACTGCGCCGCTATCGACTACAACTCCGAGGGGCGTTCGCGGTGGGGCATCCGACCCTGCACGAAATGCGGCTCCGTCGACGCGGGCCGCTGCATCTGTTATCGGCACATGGAGAAGTTCGGGGTCACGCACACCTGCGCGAAGTGCAACCGCGAACCGCTCGAATGGTGTGACGCCTGCAAGAAGCACCAGCCGCTCGGCAGCGAGCACGAGAGTCACGGTGCGCCGTGATCGAGGTCGAGACAGATCTGGAGCTTGTGCGGCTGCTCCTTGCGCTGGGTGATGCGCAGCCGGCCTACTTCACGCATCCGACACCAGGCGCGCTGCACGACCTCGAGTCCTGCCGGGTGATCGCCAGGGCTCTCGGGACGCCGCTGATGCCGTGGATGGAGCTCGTTCTGCGCGTCGCCACCGAGCGACGCCTCGACGACTCGCGCCAGTTCCGTTACCCGATCGTCGTGCTGACCGTGCCACGCCAGTCGGGCAAGACCACGACCGTGCGAATCAAGCTCGTGCAGCGTGCGATCGCCAACAACGGCCGCCGCGCGTTCTACACCGCGCAGACCGGCAAAGATGCAACCGCCCGGTGGAAGGACATGGTCAAGGCCGTCGAGGGCTCCGCGCTGCACAGCTTCGCGCAGGTGCGTCTTGCCGCCGGCAGTCAGTCGCTCACCTTCCCGAATGGCTCCACGATCGCTCCGTTCGCTCCAACAGCCCGAAGCCTGCACGGCTATACCCCGCACGACGTCGACCTCGACGAGGTGTTCGACTACAGCGAGGAGCAAGGCAACGATGTCATGGGCGCCGTTGGCCCCGCCCAGGTCACCCTCCCCGATCGACAGCTGTGGCTACTCTCGACGATGGGTCACGCGGGATCGACCTTCTGGCATGGCTGGATCGAGGTCGGGCGGGCCGCAACCCTCGACCCCGACACGCAGATCGCCTACTTCGAATGGTCGCTGCCCGAAGATCACGACCCCGAGAACCCGGAGCACTGGACGTTCCACCCGGCGCTCGGCCACACGATCACCCTCGAGCGGCTGGTCGAGCTGCGCAGCCAGCACACCTTCGGCGAGTGGATGCGCGCGTTCATGAACCGCCGCACCAGTTCCCGCGACGCCGTGATCGACCCGGCGCTCATGCTGTCCCGTGCCACGGCGATCACTCCGCCGGCCTCGACGTCGCTCGTCGGCATCGGCTACGAGGTCGCGCTCGACCGCTCACGGTCTTCGATCCGCGCGGCGTGGCTCGACACGACCTCCGGCAAGCTCGCCTCAAGAACCCTCGTTGCCGGCCCCGGCGCCGACTGGGTGCCGGCGAAGATCGCCGAACTACGCGAGCTCATGCACCCACGCGGAATCGGCGCCGACCAGGGCGGTGCCGCCACCCGCGACGTCACCGACACGATCAAGCGCGACTACCCGGCCCTCGGCGAGGAGATCGAGCTGCTCGGCCCGCGAGACTTCGCGACGGCGTGCGACGCGTGGAAGGCCGGCATCATCGACGGCACCGCAGCTCACGATGGGGAGCCCGGCCTTCTCGCCGCAGTCGATGCGGCAGCGATCCGCCCCTTCACGCAGGGCTGGGCCTGGGACCGCACCAAGAGCACTGGCCAGATCGCCGACCTCGTCGCCGACACCGTCGCCCGGCGGATCGCTCTGCACGCGCCCGCCCCGATGCCTCAGCCGTACTTCCGGGAGTCGAAATGATCAAAGTCGACTGCTCGACCGGTGTCGCTCTCGCCGCCTGCACGATCTGCCACTGGACTGCGCTGCGGGACACTCGCGGCGCAGCGTACAACGCCGGCACCTTCCATCAACGGGGTGCCCACCCGGCAGATGCACGGGGGCTCCGCACGGTCGAGGAATTGGCGCGCCGGCACCGACACTGAATCGTGCGACACGCCGCTCCCAATGCTGGCGAAACAGTGGAGTAGCGCGCTGAGGGTTGACTATGTGACCCTTCTCGACCGCCTCCTGCGACGTCCGCTCGTCGAGGCGTCCGCCGTTCGGGTCAACGGGTCGCCGATCGCCCTCGGCTCTCCCTGGGCAGACCGATCGACGCTCGTGGCCGCCACGTTCACGGATCTGTTCGGCACCGACTTCGTGCCCGTGACGCGGCAGACCGGCATGGGGCTCGGCGTGCTCGCCAAGGGCCGCCACCTGCTCACCCAGACAGTCGCCGGGTTCCCGATCGTCGCCTACCGCGACACGGCACGGATGGAGCGGCAGCCGTTGATCTGCCGTCAACCCGAAGCGGGTCGCCCACGCTCGACAACGATCCTGTGGGCGATGGATGCCGAGTACTGGTACGGCCGGGTCTGGTACCTGGTGACGCAGCGCGGCGGCGAAGGCGACCGTCCAATGCGTGTCAAGTGGGTCCCGGAGTGGTATGCCGAGGTCGACATCGACGGCAACCTTGTAAGGGCGTTCGACAAGCCCGTCGATCCCGCCAACGTGATCCGCGTCGACGGGCCGCATGAGGGCATCCTGAATTTCGGAGCTGACAAGATCCGCGAGGCACTCGCGATCGAAGCTGCGGCGGCGAACGCGAGCAACAACCCTGTGCCGTCCGTCGACCTGCACCAGACCGGCGGCGACCCGCTCAACGATGACCAGATCGACGCCCTCACCGCCCGCTGGGTCGCCGCCCGCGCCAAGAAGGGTGGCGGTGTCGCCTACAGCAATCAGTCGATCAAAGCAGAGGTGCTTGGCCAACCAGTTGAGCAGCTGCTCATCGCTGCACGGCAGCAGTCCGATCTCGACCTTGCCCGCCTCGCCGGCCTCCCAGCGTGGGGCGCCGACGTCTCAGTCGAGGGCGCAAACCTCACCTACTCGAATAGTCCGAGCCGCGCTCGCGAGCTGATCGACTTCTACACCGCCGGCTACATGCAGGCGTGGACCGACCGTTTCTCACTCGACGACATCTTGCCCTCCGGCCAATGGTGCCGATTCGACACCACAGCGATTCTGCAGGGCAACTTCGCCGAGCGGATGACCGGGTACAAGGCCGCGATCGAGGCCGGGATCTACACCGCTGACGAATGCAAGCTCATCGAGGCTGGCGTCGCCCTGGAAGGAAAACCATGACCACCCCCCGCAAACCCAAGCCAGCCCGCTGCGATGCCCGCCACCCCCAGAGCGGCGACCGCTGCGATCGAGCCCTCGGCCACGGCGACCGCCACTCGGCCAATCACTCGCTCCTGTTCTGGCGCGATGTGCCCACGCAGATCACGGCCGCTGGGCTGCCGTCCGACCTCGACGCGCGGGCATCCCGAGCCGTCACGGCGTCCGTCTCCGGCCGCACGATCGACGGCACCGTGTGCGAGTACGGGGCGATCGGGTTCACCAGCGCCGGCCCGACGATCTTCGAGCGCGCCAGCCTCGCCTTCCCCACCCCCGTGAGCAAGGTGAAGCTGTTGGTGCAACACGACACCTACTCTGCCGCGGTCGGTCTCATGGCTTCGTTCGACGACGACAAGACCCTCCCGCGCGGCCGGTTCACCGTTCCGAAGGACAACAACGCTGAGGGCGACACCGCACTCACGCAGGCCGCGAACGGATTGCGTGACGGCCTCTCGGTTGGCGTCCACATCGACCAGGCCTACTACGACGAAGACGACGTCCTGCACGTCGTCGCCGCCCGCGTCCACGAGGTCTCCCTCGTGACGATCCCCGCATTCGAGAACGCCGGCGTGACCTCGGTCGCGGCAGCACACCAGAGAGGAAACACCAGCATGACCCGAGCGCAGCTCGAGGCGGCACTGGCCGCCGGCACCATCACGCAAGCCGAGTTCGATCGGCAGATCGCGCTCATCGACGCGCAGGCCGGCACGGCCACCACCGCCGCGACCACCACCGAAGTCACCGCTGCGCAGGCCGCAGAACACCCGCCGGTCGAGGATCTCAGCGCCGAACGTCAGGCGGCCTCGCCCACCAACGGCGTCACCGCAACCCGCGAACGTGAGGTCGACCTCCGCAGCATCGCCGCGCAGCTCAGCGACCATGTGCGCGCGGCCGGCGGCAACTTGCACGCCGGCATCGCATCCCTCACCGCCACGCTCACGCAGACGACGCCGGATGACGACACTGGCAAAGCCTTCCTGGGGCTGCGGAAGTGGATGGGTGAGGTGTGGCGCGTCGGCGCGATCCGTCGCCCATTCATCAGCACTTTCGGCATCGAGCGACTCGACGCAGACGGCCTCGAGGGCTGGGCGTGGGGCACCACCCCGACCGTCCCGCAGGACCCGAACGACGGCACCGCCATCCACTCCGAAGAGCTGACGTGGACACCCGTGAACGTGGACCCGCAGGGCTTCGCCGGGGGCTGGTCGCTGCAGCGCAAGTTCATCGACCTCGGCCGCAGCGGCATCATCGCCAAGACCTTCGCCAAGGCCGGGGACGACGCGCTGTTGCAGACCGAGGCCTACGTCCGCGCCAAGGTGGTCTCGTCCGCGACGAACGTCGCGACCGCGAAGGCCGACGTGCTCACCCTGCTCACCGACCTGGGCATCCTCGCACTAGGCGGCACCGGCACGACCGCATTCAACCTGGACTTCGTGCACCTCGCACCGGCCCTCTACGGGGAGTTCATCAACCTCGCCGAGGAAGACGTGCCCTGGTGGCTGAAGAACCAGGGCGAGATCAGCCTCGGCGACCAGAGCGGCACCGCCGGCGGGATCTCGTTCGTCTCCGATCCGAACCTCGCAACCCGCCAGTGGGTTGTCGGCGACAAGAACGCCGTCACGTACGCCGAGTTCCCCGACGTGCAGCTGACGGCCGACAACATCGCCGCCGGCATGGTCGACCTCGGTGTGTTCAAGTACGCGGCCGCGCTCGTCAACGACGCACGCGGGCTCTACAAAGGCACGGTCACCGCGCCCTGACCGCTGTGGGCCGCGAGTCGGTCGCGGCCCACAGCTTCACCCCCCGCCCGACGTCAAATGAGAGGAAGAAAGGCCGTGGCCACCTGGCACACGTTGGAGAGCATCCGCACCCGCGACAGCGCCCTTGGCTCTCTCAGCAACGAGCTGGTGCAGGAACTGCTCGACGTCGCCCAAGAAGACATCACCCTCGCTGGTCTGGCGGTCGATGACAACGGCGTCGCTCAACGGCCCTTCAAGTCCCCGTACACGCTCGGCGACCCGATCGCCGACCCCGCAGTGCCCGTGAACATCCCGACGCGCTTTCGTATGGCTCAGTACATGCGGGTCATGGAGATCTGGGACGGCCAAGAGACCAACGCCGGCGGCACCGACCTCACCGAGATCGGCGGCCCCGGCTACATCGTTCGCATTCCGACGATGGGCATCAAGATCAGGCGGATGATCTGGCCCGACCTCAGCGTGGTGAGAATCGGATGACCGACTACTCCCGCGAGATACTCGCGGACGCGCTTGTGGTCGCGATCGCCACGCTCGACCCTGACGGGCTCCCGTTCCGTTCGATCCCAGACCCTCGCGAGCTCGCAGCCACAGACGGCAGCACTCGCGGCACGCTGCAGATCGTGCGGGAGGAGTTCGCCCACAACGCGCAAAACCCGCAAGGCGACTACCTCGAGACCTTCAGCGTCTGGGCCATCAGCCCGATCGTCACACGAGGTGAAGGCGAAGACGACCTGGACGACATCGCCCAACTCGTCGCCGACGCCCTCGACTCCATCAAGTGGGTCAACGACTGGAGCGCGCGTCGCCAGCAGCACCCCTCAGCAGCCAATGCATACCAGTTCACCGTCCACGCGATCACCGAAAGATAGAAGGGCACCATGACTGAGACAGCCGCGACTCCCCGCGTCGTCAAGAACCTGCTTGTGACGATCGGAGCAACCAGTTACTCCAAGCACGTCAACAACTGCACGATCACACCCACCACCCCGGTTCAGAACTGGAAGGGTGGCACCCCGGACTCGCTCGTGCCTGACGTCGGCGCGCCCACCTACGTGTGCGCCCTGACCCTCGTGCACGACTACCAGAACGCCGACAGCCTCTACAACTTCCTGCTCGCCAACGCGGGTACCACCGCCACTCTGGTCTACCAGCCCGACGCTGACGGCGATTTCTCCGTCTCGGTCGACGTCGTGCTTATCTCGCCGACAGTCGGAGGCGACGTCGACAAGTTCAACCAGTCGACGATCCAGATGCCGTGTGGCGCCCCCGCTTTCACCTACCCTTCCTGAGCTGAGCTCGCGGTGCAGATGACGGTTGAGTCGCCCGACCTCGGGCGCGTGAAGGCAGCGATGGCCGCTGCCGACAACGCGCTCGTCGGCGACCTCACAACCGCCACCGAGAGCGCCGTAGGCGGCGCATGGCTCGGCGGCCTCGCCGCTCGAGCTCGCGGGCTGCAAGATACCCGCGTGCTCGTCGCCGGCGCGACCGTCTCGGCCAGCTCGAGCGGCTTCGTGCTGCGGGCAGCTCAGTCGACCGTGCCATTGTCGGGCGGCCTGGTGCCGGCCTACCAGTGGCCGGGTGTCGAGTTCGGTGCCCGCACTCGACGAGTGCAGATCGCCACCCACTCAGGCAAGGGCAAGCCCTACACCGTCACCAAGATGATCAACCGTGGTCTGCCGAGCCGGCAGAAGACCGGGCAGGTTGTGTTCAAGACCGCCTCGGAAACAGTCACCGAGATGGTCAGGATCTGGGTGACGACGATCGCCGAGGGTTACGAGGCGGCCGCAGCTGGTGGTGCGAAATGACGAAGCCGATCGAGATCGCCGTCAACATCAACCCGGAAGGGTCGGTCGAGGGCTCGAAGGCAGTGCAGCAGTCGATCGACGACATCCAACCCCATTTCTTCCTGGCTTCGATCGCGGCCCAACAGGCGCAGGTCAGTACTCAGACGGCGCTGCGCACGCTGGCGGCCGAGACCGCAGCCGTCAATGTGGAACTGATCAAGGGGGACCTCGAGGTCGCGCAGAGGGCTGGGTGGACCGCACAGCAGATCGAGGAAAACATAGGCCGAGCCTTCAACCTCTCCGAGAAGGCGTCCAACCAGCTGGGCGCAGCATTCGGCAAGACCACGCAGATGATGCAGCGCAACCTCGAGTCGGTCGCCGCGACTGCTGCGACCACGGGTCGCGAGGTCGAGGCGCAGGCCGGCGGTGGGTTCGGGAAGTTCGGTCAGAAGGCCGGCGACGTGCTGTCGGATATCAAGGGCGGCCTTCTCGCAGCATCGGGCATCGCCGGCGGAATCGGCGGGATCGTGGCACTGGCGGCCGGCCCAGCGTTCAGTACACTCGTCGACCTTGCACAGGCTGACCAGAAAGCCTGGGAAGAGGTCAAGCAGCACATCGACGATGCCTACAAGAGCGCCGCGGATGAGGGTCGCGACGCGCTGACTCAGGCGCAGATCGTATCGGCAGCCCAGGACATCCTGTTCGATTCGGGAAAGAAGCAAGCCGCTGCCGACGCGGCGAAGAAGATCGGCGTCGATGTCAACACCTACATCCTCGCCCAGGCCGGTAGCTACAAAGACCTGCAGGCGGTCATCGCGGCCACCCAGGCGGCAGAAGACAAGCGCGCCGCGGCCTACGCCACCGAGAAGAAGAGCCGTGCCAACCAAGGCGGCGACCCCGAGCTCAATGACCTGAACAAGATCCTGACCGCCAACCAGAAGCTCATCGACCTGCACGACGAGGACGCGGCCGCCGCGCGAGACGCCCAGGCGATCAAGAGCAAGCTGGCCGATCAGGAGACCGCCGCGATCGCGAAGACGGCGAAGGCATCCAGCGACCGCTACACCGCAGAGGCGCAGCAGCTCGGCGCTCTTGCGAAGACTCCCGTCGTCGTGAAGCCCACCGTCGACCTCACCGGAGCGGCCGCGGCCGTCGACGCGTTCACGAAGAAGCAGCGCGACATCAAGATCCGCGCCTCCATCGTCAACAAGTACGGGGCGGCGGTCGTATGACCCTCTCGCTCAGCAATGGCACAGTGACCCACCACCCGGTGCTGCGCGTCGGTCACGAGTCGACCAACGACTCGCGCAACATCCTCCACGACCACCTCGACGGCTCGATCGGCGTCAGCCTGCGCCCCGACCTGCCGCGCGCGGGAACGGAGCAGTACCTCTTCGACGACGTCGCGGCCGCCGAGGCGGCCCGTGCCGATCTCGCGGCCGCTGGCGTGTGGACATTCACCGACGACTACGCCGAACTCAGCTTCAACTTCGTCCGCGAGGGCGCCCTCGTGGTCACCCAGAGCGAGAGCCGAGCCACCTGGACGGTATCAATCGGCTATCGGGAGGTGCCATGACCGCGATCGCCGCACCGTCAGCACCCGCGATTCTTCAGCCGATCGGTCTCGAGCTCGAGGTGAAGTCGGCACAGCTGACCCTCGACGAAGGATGGTCGCCCTACGTGCAGGGCAGCATCGTATGCGAGCTGCCCACCGGCGACGATCGCGCAGCTATCGATCTGCGCACCAGCGATCTGCGCGTCTCGATCCAGCTGCGCCGCGACTTCGGCCGGCCCTGGACCATCGCCGACCTGACTGCGCTCGGCGGCGGTTCGATGGCAGCATTGACGACCCTGAGCTCCGGTCTGGCCGCCAACATCACCCACGCCCTCTACAGCGCCTGGGTGGGCTCCACGGAACGACCGGCAGGGCTGCGCAACTTCGACCTGTACGTGCTCGGGCGTGACCTCGACGACAACGCCAAAGAGCTGACCCTCACGGTCGCAAGCGACGAAGCACTGATGATCGGCGACGGCCTGGCGGCATCCGATCCTTGGGACCCGAACAGCACCGACCTTGCGACGATCGCGCAGCTGATCCTCGACCGATACGCTGCCACGCTGCAGACCGACCCCAGCACGGCGACGGTCTCCGAAGCCGACGCAACAATGTGGCAACCGGGAACGACCGCGCAGAAGTATTTCGACGCTCTCGCGGAGCCGGCCTCCCTGCGACTGTGGTGCGACGAGAAACGCCGTTGGCACCTCACCGAGCGACAGTCGCCCTCGGACGGGAACCTCGCCATCACCCCGACCACGATGGTCAAGAGCAAAGACGGCATGAGTCTGGACCCGAACGTCTGGGCCGACGCCGTAGTCGTCAGATACACCTGGACCGACGACCTCGGCGCCAGCCATACCGCCTACGACCCCGCTGGCGCGCAGCCGGCGAAAGCACTGCTACCGGTCGAGCGGCCCAACACGATCTACCCGGGGGCCGGTGCTGCGGCGGGCATCCTCAGCCGGCTGCAGGGCCGCGGGCGGGTGCTCGACGTGTCGCTCGAGACGGTGCTGTCGGCGACGCCGGGGCAGACGACCAGGATCACACCGCCGGACACCGTTTCAGTGATCGGCAGCGTCGCCTCCGTTACTTTCCGCTACCCGGATGACGAGATGGATCTCTCGTCCCGCGGCCTGGTCGACGTGTCCCCCGATTCGTGGCTGTTCGGCCAGATCTACGACGTCACCTCGGCCGACGTGGAGACCGACCACCCGACCCTCGCCGCGAACGCGTTCACCGATTGGAGTCAAGTACTATGACCGACCCCACTGACGGCTCAGCAGCGTCAGCTGCCGACCTTCCGATCCTCACCGGCCTCGAGAAGCTCTGGACGCTGTGGCAGTACATCAACTCCACCCGCGACATGCTCGCCGACCACGAGATCTCCGGCACGCATAGCGCCTCTCAGATCACTGGCGTGCTAAGCGTCGCCCAGTTGCCCTCGATTCCCGGGAGCAAGAT